TCTCTGAACTGTAGCTTCTCTGAAGAAGCAATAAGTATGTCATCACTAAATTCAAAATAATCCTCGTCTTCCATCCATTTGAGAACACCATCAGATGTGTTGCCATCAAATGTTATTGCTATGTCTGTGTCTGCTCCTGTACCAAATGTTAGTGCATTACCTAACAATTTAGTTATAGGACCACCTTCTCCTGTAGTACCATCGTGAGTATGTCCTGTACTAGCTGCAAAAGCATTTACTAATTGGTCAAACTCATTGTTAGTATCTGATGCCTGTATTACATCACCATCAGTATAGGTAGACTGTCTTGTAAATGTAGCTCCCATTTATCTTCTTGCTCCTACTTGATATTCTAATCCAAATCCTTTTAGTGAATATGGTGCAGTTGTTCCACTATCGTTAACTCTAAGTGCTAATGCAAACCCTGAACCCTCTACAGATTGTCTTACCAAAGGTTGCGTAGCACCACCATATGTAGCTGTTCCATATGTCGCTGTGCCATAAACTGCTGCAACTTTTGTTGAGTCAAAAGGATATGCACTTGGTCTTGCACCATCTGCACTTTCATAATCATATCTTAAAAATAAATCAGCATTTATAGCTGCTTCAGGTGCATAGTTTAATATAACTCTTTGCATATGCTTACGTATTCCGGGGTCTCCAAATGTTAAATCAGGACTTCTATATTTACCATTTATAGCAGTGCCATCAAAATCATTACCCTTTTCTTGTCTGTATACATATCCATCAAAACCACCATGCGTAACTATAACATCTCCTTTTATAACCACACTATCTGTAGATGATGGTTTTATACCTTTTAATTTAGAAAACTCAAACTGTTGTCCTTTTAAAACACATATAACACCTATGGTATTTTCTTCTGTTAAAGTTGTTTTATTAAAAAACAATCTATATTGTGTTTTATCTGGTATAACTATTGAGTTAAATAAATCAGCGTTTTGAATATTATCATCAATTAAAGATTGCACACTTTTACTGATTGTGCCAATCTCAACGTCACCAATTCTTGCAGTACCTGCAACAGTGCGTAATCCATCAGGTCCTAAGAATATTAAGTCACCTGCAAATTCTTGTATTGTGCTTCCAAAAGGCTCAATGCAACCTATATTTCTAGTGACAGGTGTTATTGCAAAATTGGAACTGCTTGAGCCACTTAATTTAAATATTCTATTTTCACAAAAAATAAATAAGTTATCACGGAAAACTTTTAGTCCTGTAATAGTATCGTCAACTTTAATACTACCTGCACCACTACCTGTTGCAAAGTTGTCTTCATCAAAAGGCACACTAAATACTATTTCTTGTGGTGTGCTTGACATACCTGCATAAAACATATGGTCTTTAAAAGCAGCCACAAATTTAGCACCTGTGACTGCTGTGCTTACCTCACCACTACCTGCCGAAGTGATATCTGTTGCAGACATGGCAGAGTTAAAAAATGTTGGAGCATTATCTCCATCAACAACAACTAACTTATCATTGCCATCAAAGTTAAATCTTTCAAAATTATATCTTGATGCACTACTTCTACCTGTGTCTCTTTCAGTCCAATCTTCAGATACTACTGCATCTACAGAATGTGCAGCAGCACTTGTGGAGTTTGTTGCTCTCGTTACACCTGTAAAAGTTGTTGATGTAACACCTGTATAAGTAAATTTCTCTGAATCAATTTGTAATGTGCCACTTGAACTAAATCCTGTTGTGCTATCAACTGTTATCGTTCCTGAACCTGACATAGTTGTATCTGATGCGATAGCTGTAGCTAGTTCAGTTGAAGCAGAGCTAAATATTTTCTGCCCTCTAGCTGCAATTATTTTGTTTGCAAAATTTACCACCATCAAAACTTCTTCACTTGATGAAGATGTTTGAGGTACAATCTGTCTTACAAATCTTTGAAACCCATCTATTCTTCTGTAGCCACCATTAATATCAGGCTCAAAATTTTCTAACTCTAATGCCTGTCCGGGTTGCATATTAAATGTTGGTTGATTTAAAACTAATCCTCCTTGACATGAAAATGAAAAAGGTTGTACTTGAGAAGCATCAGGCATTTAGTTCACCCTTATACTTAAATCTGCACTACTTGTGTACCCTACTTTTGGTATAAATGTAGACCTTACATACTCAAATCTATTTACTAGTAGTGTCTGCATATTCTTTATACCCTGCTCAAATCTTTGAAAATTAAGTTGATATTGTGTGGTCTCACCTCTATATTGATAAACAAAAGCTGTTGCACCATCAACTATGACTGCTGCAAATCTATCAGGTATCGTTGTTGTGTCATCGTGAGCAGACATATCTGTTGGAAAAGAAAAAAAGTCATATTTTAAAGTAAAACCTTTTGTAGGAAAAGGATATAATAAATAATTGTTATCTGGTGTTCTAGCAACATATTGTGGCACACCACCAGATTCAAACTGTGCAACTTGAACTCCACTAGCTATAGAAGCAGCAGTTGTGTCATTTGCACCTCTTGTAACACCTGTAAATGTGGTGGATGTTGTTCCTGTGTATGTTACCTGTTCGTTGCCTATAAACAACGTACCGGAAGAGTCAAAGCCTGTCGTGCTTGAAACAGTAATTGTTGTTACACTGTCTGTATGTGTTGTGCTTGTAGTAGTTGTTTGTATCTCATCTTCTTGTGTTACATAACTGTTTATGTAATCATTATACTGTATAACATATAACCTACCCCCACTAGCACCTAAGTCAGAGTCTTTTACTAATCTAAAAGTATTATAGTCTACAGTCTTGGCTGTTGTTGGGATTGAATACCTAACAGTTCCACCAACTAGTGTTTCTGTTTTTGTTGAATGATTAAAGGGGTATTGAAATTCTTTTTGATTAATATATCTAATCGACTCATTAACTGCATTCTTAACTTGAACTTGTATTCCTCTAGCACCAGAAAAGTTACTTGAAGTCAACTGAACTTCATTCAGTCTTGCTAAAACTTTATTTGTTAACGTTAAGAAAGTTTCTGCCATGTTAATCCCTAAAAGTGTAGGAGAGCAAGTTACCCTGCTCCCCTAGAAAAAAGTTTAAGCTAATTGATCTCTATCAACTTCGTCAGGCTTATCATCTAAACCATGACCTGCTAAATCAATAACAGTGGCATAGACTCTGAGTCTACCTGTAGCTGGAGCAGCACCTGCAATCGTACAATCAATAGTATCAGTAGTAGTGATAAATTGAGT